TGACTTGCAGCTTACGAATATCGTTTGAATCCATAGTCAAGACGTGACAGTACCGGCTGGCCGTCATCAAGTCGGTAGCTTCATTGTCAATGACGAAGTCCTGCGCGGGAACGAACCTGGACATAATCCGACCCAGCGTCTCGTCAAAGTAGGTTTTCTTAAAGCCAATACCAACGAGGGGAAGCATAAACAGCATGCGATCCATCTCGTCAAAGTACTCTTCGCACTCTTCGGTAATCTGATAATTCATATGGTCACGCACACGCGTGGCCTGAGCCAGTACTTCTGGGGTTTCTTCGCCCATGATTTTTACTTTTATCGGACCGTCAGCGGGGCACATTTCAGCAATTGCCCTGGCCTGAAACTGAAGGCATGCCTCAAGAAGCATGGGGTGATGAGCACCGCAGGCACCATCAAAAGGCTCCGTTACTTCCTCAAGACGGACACCGAGTATATCCATGCCCTCTACAAGAGTGGACTCCCAGTCAGACCTGGAGCTTCTGTCAGACTCAAAGGCTTCAATGAGGTCAGAAGCGATATCAGACAAAACGCTATTATCAAGATATTCCGCAAGGTTAGCATTGTGGTCAACAAGAGCCTCGGAAGTAGGGACAACATCAATAGATATTTCGGTCAGACCCGTCTCGTCGTCAGTCTCTATAATGATTTCCGTAGAAACGTCACCATCAAGAGCCTCCGAGTCCTCTAAAGGCATCGGCTCCAGAGCGCGGTAAACAGCCATCTAATGCTCCTAGGATTACACGCGGAGAATACCAGCAGTGGGGTCGCGAAGCAACTACCAGTAATACCGCTTTTTTTTGTCAGTAGAGGTGTCCTCGGTCTCTTCTTCACCGTAGTGCAGAAAATACCCGCTTTTTAATCGAATGATTGCTTGAGTAAACGCATCAACCATATCTTTGCGTCGCGCATTGGGAAAGCCAGAGCACTGATTTAGAAAGTCTTCAGCCCAAAACTTATTCTGCGGCAGCCATATTTGCCCAGACTCAACCATCGGAGCCACACTGTGGGCGCGTGATACCTTGTCGCGGTCGGGCATGTACTCCGTCACGGGGATTCCCGTCCGCCGAAGATCTTGCAGCAGCGACTGACCGGACGCCTTCTTCTCTATGAGAACCGTGTCTGGACGCCACTTCTTATAAAGCTCCATGGCCCGCTCACGCAACTCTGGATACTCTAGCCGCTCGTTTAAACACGACAGCAGTATCGCGTTCGGCTTGTCCTCATGCGTAAAGACGCCCCAGGTTTGTATCGCCGTGAAGTCAGCTTGCTTTGAAGAGCTGAAGGCCGTGTCGTAAGATTGGAGTAAATAATCGCAATACGGTGGCTCAACGTCTTTCCACAAGCGCCACCAGTTACGCTTAAAGATGTTGCCTTCCTCTGCGCTGGGAGACTGCTGAAAAAGCGCCGCCCATTCACGAGAGCCAACAGTCTTCTTAATCTCCAGCAGGCGCTCAACAGGATACTGATTCGGCCATAGAGCCTCTCCAGGCTCACGAAGCAACGTGTCACCCTCCTCCGCCATCGCAGGTAGGGACACAACCTCCCAAGGTTCATGTTCCGCATTCTCCAGAACGTGACCAATAAGATCGTCTTCGTGCCAGCGCGTCCCTATGATGACAACCGCAGCCCCTGGCATCAGTCGCGTGTAGGCTGTGGACTTATACCAGTCTGTGACGTTCCGGCGGATAGCCATCGAGTCGGCGTCTTCACGACCCTTAATAATGTCGTCAATAATAAGCAAGTGAGCGCCACGACCCGTGATCGCACCACCCGCACCAACAGCAAAGTAAGCGCCACCACCAGAAGTTCCAAACCTACGGGCAGACTGAGAGGTGTCGTCAAGCTTCACATCAGGAAAAACCATACCGTAGCGATCATCACGCAAAGTATTACGCACCTTACGCCCAAAGTCATCCGCCAGCTCCTGTGCGTAGGTAGAAAAAATAACGTATTTATTAGGATTTTTACCAATATACCAAGAGGGAAAGTAATTTGATGCAAGTTCAGACTTGCCGTGCCTTGGCGGCATACTAATCGCGAGACGCTTAATTTCCCCGCGCTCAACGGCCTCTAGTTTTTCAGCTAGGTAGGTAATGTGCTTCGGTCGCATGTACTGCGGCGCCATGTGCTGGCAATAATCAAGCAGGTTCTGGTTTGATTTTTCCGCACTGTCTCGGTCACCCAAAATCTGTAGGGCTTTCTGGATGTCCTCAAGGGAATTTAAGGAAAGCTGCTTGTTCAAGATGTCCAATGCCACCAATAATAAACGTAAGGGCTGCTACTCTACTCGCTTGATGCTCGTGCTCTCCGGCAGCCGAGGGGTACTCTCCCTACGCGCTATCTCTCGATCAAGATACTGCCGAGCCTTCTTTAGATCTTGAAGGTCATTAGACTTACCACCACACCCAACGCGAAAAAGATACTTCAAAGTGTTCCACAAGAGCGCGTCATTAAGAAAGAGCGCGTCCGAAATGTCCCAGGCGTCAATGTCAACATTGTGGACAGATGACCTAATCTGAATCTTATAGTGACTGGGTTCCTTAATTGGGTCTGCAAGCGGGTCCACTTCTGGATACCTCCTGTCCCTCATAAACCGCGCCCCTTTTTACGTTCTACAGATTCGTAGCCTGTGCCAGCGTCAACGACACAAGTCTTCCCGCTTGGAAAAGATACTGTCGCCGTCCAGTTCCCGACTTCTGGATTTACCCAAAGCTGAAGGATGTGCCCCTTTAGCGATAATCCCCTTAACGTAACGTGCTCTTTATAAGATTCATTGAGAACCTTTGGAAAGTCCTGCGTGGGCGCACACAATTGCCCAGCCTCAGCATCTTTCTGAAATATAAGAATTAAAGAAAGCAGAATACCTATTACGTAAAGTGTTGACATGAACCCCTCCAAAAAAACTGGCGACGGTTGTGGGGAAAACCGCCGCCAGCAGTTAAGACAGGTGGGAGGAACAGCCTCGACCCCAGGGAAGGAAAGGGAGGCTACCTGTCCAAAAAAAAGACTATCACCGCCCACTTAACGTAGCAAGTGGTATTAGCCGCAGCCACCACCACGCTGAGTTATGTCACAAACGTCGATCGCCTCCACGAACTCTTCACCCTGCTGCTTAGTCGCCTCCTTGTACGGAACCGCCGTTAGAGGCTGCCCACCACGAGAGCCGTCTGGATAGCAGGTGAAACCTCTGAGGCGGTGAGCGTATGAAGCGAGGGTCTCGGTAAACTCCTTAACCGTGTCAGGGTTGTTGGTATCACTGCCCCACGCAGGAAGATTAATCGTGGAACTAATCCCCTGATCAACGTAACCCTGAATGTCAGCCTGAAATTTAATACGCCTCTTGTAGTCTTCAGCTAGATCCAAAGCAGACTCAATCGACTCAGGATCTACACCGTATTCTTCAATGAGACGCTGAGCAGCAGAATCAACAACGTACTGATAGTGCCACTGCGTCCCCTTCAGATAACGACGCTTAAACGCTACGGCAAAGAGGGGCTCTATCCCCGTAGTCGTGGACGCCAAGATACCAATGCTACCGTTGGGTGCGATGGCCCGCTTGGCGACGCACCGCGTTATGTCAAGATCGTCTGTAAACCTGTTCGCAGTGTCGTCCGAAACGGTTTTATAGACGTGTAGCCACTTATGAAGCTCAGGCGTTACGTTATAAAGCTCACCACGCTGAATGAGCCACTCGTGGATGCCCATCACACCTAGACCAAGGCGGCGGTTTTTCTCCCGCACCTTGCGAACCTTCTCATAGGGCAGGTCAGCGCGGAGAGTGCCACACACCAGAAACTTGGTGCCAAGCTCAATAACGTACTTTAACCGATTAATGTCTGGTATTTTAGCCAGATTAATCGAGCCCAGATTGCAGACGTCGGAGTCGTCGCCACCGTCTGGCGCAAAGCAGTTGTTCGCGGTAACTTCCGTGCAGGCGTTTCGCAGGGTCTCGTGACGCTTGTCAAAGAAGTTAAAGCTAAACCCTGGCTCGCCAGTACGCATCGCCTGCTCGACGTTGCGCTGGAAAGTCTCGCCAACCTCACCCGTCTCCCAGTAGTTCAGTAACCACTTGTCGGAATAGTTCACCGAGATATTGGTCATGTCCAAGGGGGCGGGAAAGTTGAAATCCTGCTCCTTGATGTCCTTCAGGCTGAACCCTGTCGAACCAACGGGCATGGTGTCCCAGTTCTTCGACTCAAGAAACTGAGGTATGTCTGCATGCTCATCAGACAGCGACGCATAGATGGCGGAGCGACGGGAGCCACCCTGCATCACACGCCTGCCGAGTTCGTTTATAATATTCATGCACGGGATCGGGCCGGACGACGTGCCACCAGTGCGGCCAAGCATCGCGCCACTGGGACGGTACACCGAATAGTCCACACCAATACCACCGCCGGACATCAGGCACGACTTTGCCTTCCAAGCTAGGTCAGCCCAATCTTCCCGCGTGTCTGATTCCGCACATAACAAAAAACAATTGTTGAAGAACTTAACGTCACGACCAGCGTAGTAGAGATACCTGCCGCCAGGAATAAACTCCTGATTGCGGATCATCTCCGTCAGGTCCGCTAGTTCATCCTTATGTAGATATGGACCAGCGACGTCGATGGCTACAGTGCGAGAAATCTCATCCCACGTTTCAGCGCCCTCGTGACGATACTTTAGGTTGAAAATGTCTTCCGAAAATTTAGACCTGAATATCGGATTGAGGTTCGACTTATAAGTGTCGCTCATCTGTCACCGCCGCTACCGCTAATTACATCACGCGCAAGACGATCCTCTAGCTTAGAGACGTTCCTCTCAATGACGTCCAGCATGTCAATATTCAGCTCGTCCGTAACGCGAGCCAAATACCAAAGGACGTCACCAAACTCAGCGACTAGGTTAGCCCGACGTTTCTCGGTGATGATGCCGTTGTCGTCCCTGTAAACCTTCTTAATCTCATTGCATATTTCACCCACCTCGCCAGCCAAACCAAGCGCGGTGTACTGAACTGCAATTTTTGGCGGGTATATAGCAGTCTTCCTGGACCACTTTTGATAATCTTGGATACTATCCATTAGACGGAATCCCCCCTTAAAGTAATATAATGCTTATAGAATAGCTAAGCTATACTGCTAAGTAAGACTATGTTTTAGATAACGTGTTGTTAGTTACGTTTACTTCTTAATAACGAGTTACTAATAACTAACAATTAGGAGGGCATAAGCACATCGTTCTTATATAGGCCCGCCCTCCTTGGGAAGTTGGAATGTGCCATTCTGTCAACCCGTTTGCAATGGCCTTAGAGAAAGAAAAATGAAAAAAGCTTAATTTAATTTATATGTGTTGGATAAATGCAACAGTTGGTCACGTCGATTGGACAAGAGCATGCAGTGGATTCAGAAAATGAAACGCAATAAAGCCGAGGAGGAGTTCGCTTTACTCTTGGCAGACCTCGAATGGTCGGGCTTTAAACAAGATCTCTACGACCACTGGGACGTAAAAGGCGTGCTGACAGGAGCAACCACCGAAAGCTACAGATATGACGTTAAAGGCATGCGGAGAAACTCCAGAGCAGGGACAATCGATCCAGACATAACGTGGATAGAGTCCAAAAATACACGCGGACAACCAGGATGGGTACACGGTAAGGCCGACTACATCGCCTTCGAGCAACCAAACATATGGGTGATCGTGGGGCGCGAACTTCTGCTGGATTTTATGCGAAAAAAAATAGACCCCACGTTCGTAGATGACGTGGGGGATGCGCTCTACAAATTGTATCAACGCAAGGGGCGACGAGATGTCATATCAAAAGCACGTATGTCGGACATGCGAACGATAGCGACGTGGGAAATTGAGCGAGTGAGACATTTATAACGCTGGTTACGTATGTAATCGGGGGGATTTGGCTGAATTAGCGTCTAATATATTCTGAGTCATATAATATATAAAAAAAGGCGGCGGGAGGGGGGGGGTGGGGTGCTTTTAAATCTTATCGCGGGCGCGCGCGAAATCGAGGCGATCCTTTGGCTTTGGCGGGATTGCGCCAGCCTGCCCATAGCCTGCCGTTCCTGGCGATCGCCAGCGCTGCGCCAGGGCAGACATGCCGGTCAGCCTGGGCATTGCCGCTCTGGCAACGGGCCGCGTTCCTGGCGAGCCGTCGCCGCGCCGCTTGGGGATATCCGTCGCCAGAAATAAAGAGGTCTCCCGTCTCCAGGAATATTAATGCACTGCCTCACCAGCTGCCGGCTTGGGTTCGTCGTCGTCGTCTGCCGGCGGTGCGGGTGGTGCGGGTAGTCCGAACTTCTCGACGGCCGCCTGTAGCGCTAAACGGATCTCAAGGCTACTTGCGTCATCTAGGGGTGCATGGACGATGTTCAAGCTTTCCGTATAAAGGTTTTGGGCCTTACCAATGAGCTCTTCCGCGCGGATAGCTGACCCTGTATGCCCTTTTGCCGATGCCTGATTTCGCAAACCTATCAGGCGATTGACGTGCTCAGATCTCAGGTCAACGATCGCCTCGGCATCAATAAGCTCAGCAATTCTCGCCTTTACGTGCTCGCGAGAGTTGAGACGCGCCGCTGTCACGCTCGCGGTTTTTTTGTTGTCCGAGTATCCGGCAGCGATGCAGCTAGCGACGCCTGAATTGCCGAGCGCGCGTGATTGACAGTAGCGCTCTTCGCGCGGCGAAAGTGGGCGGTTTCCGTTCGACATGGCTAGGATTCTCCGTAGTGATTGCTAGGCGCATCATATCAGAACGCTAGGCTATCCGCCACGCATCGGGTCTCCATAAAATAAATCACACTTAAAGCGTTTTATCCCTTGCCACAGGTTTAAACGATCTATACTCTCTCAATCAACAGCAACGGAGACGGAGACGCCAGACGAAGACAGAGA